GGTTTTCATCTGCGTCAACGCTGATTATATTTCGTCAACCTCGGTCGAAAACATCGTCCAGAGCTTTCCGAGGTTCGACGTTGTAAGCCGGTTTAAGATCGACTGCGGAAAAAGCTGTAAATAATCAATCGTTGCCATTAGCTTACCGATACCGTTACATAACTGTTATCCGAACGCGCCCGCTGCGCCGACGACATTACCAGCTTCCGAGTGCTTGTCGGGACTGTCGGGTAAAGCGCGATATAAACCACAATGTCATCCATACCCTCAATGTCATCGAAGTTGCTTTCGATCTCCCACGCGAACACATTACGACCGATACCGCCTCCGGCGTACTCTGTGGCGTCGCCGTAAATGTCGGTATAGACACCGCCGACGACTTCAATGACGCGCTGGATTATTGTCTCCTCGTTTGCGGATATCCAGCCCGCGCCGGAAGTTACATTGACAAGCACGTTGATAAAAACCTCTGTCGGCTCATTCCAGTACACGACATGCGGGTCGTCGTTCTCATCGTAAACCGTGTATGACTCCGATCCATAGGTAGCAATACCGGCGGCCTTTGCATTGAATATCGCCTCGGCCACTTCCGACGGCTCGTACATGCCTCCAACCACAACCTCGATAGAATGGGGCGGGCGTCCGTCGCTGTCGGTAACGTCTGTTTCGTTCTCTACGCACGTTGCCGATGTTACGTTGTCAAGGTCTTTCAGCGCTGATATAATCGCCGCAACTGATGACCCGCCGGACGTTTGACGCTCGATATAACGGGCCTGAAGGTCAATGTCAGACTCAATCTCCGCCCCGCCGGTCGTCGCTGTCGGGTTGGCAACATCGGTTAATCCTGTGTAAGGTTCGGTCAATTCAATAATCGTATTGGCTGAGACTACACCATCCTCCCCGCCGTTGACAGCCTGAATGGTTAGCGATACCGTGCCGGATGCAACCACGCCCGAGCTGATGTTTGTAAACTGAATCCCCGCCGGGGTCTGCACGGTCAGGGTGTACGGTGCAACGGTCGTGCCGTTTGTCCCGGTTGCCGAAAGCGTCCCGTATGCCTTTTGTGCATCGCGCCTGGTTATGCCCCCGAGTGCAACGACTCGATCAAGGCTGACCCCTTCGGCGGTGTCAACGTATGCGGAATAATACACATCCTCGAGTCCGTCCCATGTATTCGCAAGTGCCGCGCTCATAAGCTGAATGAACTGTCCCACGGGAGAATATACGGACAAGTCAACATCGGTACCGAACTGGACTTTGGCCGCGTCCTCTAAGTCGGTCAGGATTTCAGCCTGTGTTTTCTTTTCAAAACCCGCGCTTGATATGCCGCTCATATTGTCACCGTTATTTTTTCGTTATTTGCCTTAATGGAGATTGTCGCAGATACTTTCCGCGTGGCCCTGGCGTACTCGACCACCATTGAATTGATTTTATCCACGCGCGTATCTGCAAGAATCGCGTCACGCAGGGCCGCCGTTATGCGTTTAACCGGGTCAATGGCGTTTGACTGTCCCATCAGACCGAGCCAATCAATACCTGAATCGGGAGCGAGATACCATTCACCGAGCCACAATTTAAGACGGTTTGTAATGATAATTTGTAATGCCGTTGACCCCGTAACCATCTCAAGGTTCCCGGCGGTCAGTACAAGGTCATTGTTTTCGATGTTTAACGTCCTCATAGTGACCCCTTGATATTATCAATAAGCAATTTAGCAGCGGCTATCTGTTCCGAGTTTGACAGCGGCGCGCCGTTCACGCAATTGCTGGTTGCTATCGCGTTCAATGCTGTGCTTATCTGGTCAAGCAGTTCGGCGGTCTGATTTCCGATTGCGACTTTTCCGGTTGTCCCGAGGTCAATTGTCACCTGGCCGGAGTCGAGCTTTATAACGGCGTTCCCGTCTTTGTGTCCGATGATAAGTCCAGATTCTTGATTAAACGCAACCGGCGCGCCGAAGTTATTTTTAGACAGCCCTGAAATTACACACGCATTTTCAAGGCTGAACATCTTTCCACTTTCGGCCCGGGCGTATCCGCTTAAAGACTGGTCAATGTCAAAGGTCGAGAATCCCAACCAAACAAGATCGTCAAGCTAGTACACGGGACGAATATAAAACCCGCCGCCGTAGTAATACAGTACCGGAATATCCGCAAGCACCGGGTAATCGACCTCATCCCCGAGATCGTTCGTTGACTTTAAAAGCGGCTGAACATCGGCCCGCATTTTGGCCTTGTCAAACTTCTTTACTTTGGCAATACATCCAAGCTGGATATCCTTTGCCCGCATATCGAAAAGGTCATTCAGTAATTCGGTGTGGCTCACTGGACGCCCTCCCATTCGCCGACCGCATCGCCAAACGTGGAGAAAGATTTTTTCCCGCTGACAATTTTTAAAATTGCGTCAATGGTCGAGGTTTTCAGCTTCACATAATCGCCGCCGTTCAGCTTGTAGAAAAACAGCGTCTTGAATTGCCATCCGGTCGTGGTCTTCTTCGGGACATCAAGAAGACCGGTCTCCGGCGTTAATAGATATACGTTTGCCGTGTTCTTTTTAGTTTTCGGCGTGGCCTCGAACGTGCCATTTTTAAAAATATATTCTGACTTCGTGTCAGTGATTATTTTCTGGACTGCGCTCCTGAAGGTCGTCGCTGTAAACGTGGTATATGTCTTGTCAGTGCCAAGCGTGACAGACGCGGTAATCCCGAGTGACGCGAGCATATCTTTCAGGATGACTGACCCGGTGGTCTTTTTCCATGTCTTGTTAATTATTGCGTTTTGCCAGTTCATCGTTTGATCTGATATACTGCATTCGAGCACGCGGTCTGCCCCTTGTTTCTTGACCTCGTATTTATACACCGAACCGATAACACAAGTCCCGTGTTCCGCTTCGTACCCGGCGTCAATCGTTACTTGTGGGTATTTCTTGGCAAGGCCCGATCCTGTTGCCTCGCACGCCTTGATTGTGTCAGGAGCAGGGTTGTATAGTTTTAGCGTGGTCGTGGTCGGCACTCCGATTTTAATGGTCTGGTCAAACTCAACCGAGAACGGCGGGAAAGTGAAAACCCTGTTCCCAATCTTGACAGAGGCTATTCTTTTATAAAGGTAGCTCATATTAAATACAGCTTTACCGGGTCTCCGAACGTGCCAGACGCGGCAACGGTCAGGGATGAATCAAGCGTTAAATCGCTGACAACATCGTCAAGGTTAATTGCATATATGTCTTGATTCAGGTCAAGACCTTCAACTGTCGCATGGTTGAGCTTCCGTCCGTATGTTATGCGGGTCGTATATAACAGCGTCCCTTCGGTGTCCCTGATATACATTGACACCCGGTCAAGCCTCGGATTGTGGACGAACTCAAACATGTAATCAGTACCAAGATCAAAGATTTTTGACACTGGTAATTCGTCGTAAGTGACCGGAAGATAATCAAGTGATATCGCCATTTAACCGCCTATTAAGGTCTTTCCCCATGACTTCGATTTAGCGTTTGACGTGTCTTTGCTTTTTTCGTCTTTGCCTTTAGCCGTTTTCCCTTTCGCCGTTGTCGTCTTGACGGTAATCTCTGACACCTGACTTTTTGCAATAGTGATCTTTGCAAGTCCGATTGACAGCCGTATCCCCTCGCCTATTCCCTGCGCCTTGTTTCGTGCGATACCGCTAATCACGACAGACGAATAATCATTGTCCTGGCCGTAGTAACTAAGGATAGTTTTATTATCTAACCAGCCTTGAATAATCTTCAAGCGTTCATCAATCTTTTTATTCGTGAACGTGTTCGGGTTAAGCGGGTAGAGGTAATCATCGGTCAGCACGGCCTCGAATGAAAAGTCCTTCGGATTGTCGATAACGTGATCGGTCACGTCGGCGCCGTCCTCTATGGCGTGGCGCGTGACCTGTAGCTGGTCGGATTCAACGTCTGACAATATAACATCAAACAGAACTTCGTTTGTTCCGTCTGACATAAACGCCCGGGGCTTACTCCCTCGAATGGCGCTTGATATGGCGTCTGTAAATTGCATTAGCTTACCGGCAACCCTAATTCGGCCCGGAATACCGAGCGCGAAAGATCGTTAAG